CCCGCCGATTACGACGAGGCTCGCAGAGCCATCGAGCGGATAGTGGCGGATGCCGGTCGGGCAGGCGATGTTATCGGTCGCGTTCGCAGGCTTGTTGCACGATCGTCTCCTTCGCGTGACATGGTCGATCTGGCGGAGGCGATTGACGACGTGCTGGAGCTTGTCCGCAATGAAATCCGGAAAAACCAGATACTGCTTCGAACCGAGCTCGCCAGTGATCTGCCTCTCGTCGCCGGCGATCGTGTGCAGCTTCAGCAGGTGATCCTCAACTTCATTGTGAACGCGATCGAAGCTTTGGCGGATGTCGGTGCCGACGCGCGCGAGTTGCTTGTCAGTGCTGCTGCCGCTGAGAGCAAGATTACGGTCAGTGTACGCGACACGGGTATCGGCATAGCGCCGGCCAGACTCGATAAGATATTCGAGGCTTTCTACACGACCAAAGCAAACGGTATGGGAATGGGACTTGCCATCAGTCGTTCGATCGTCGAAGCGCATGGCGGCTCAGTGTACGCGGCGCCGAATTTTCCACATGGGACAGTATTCGGCTTCACCCTGCCACTGGACGGAAAGACGAGGGAATAGAGCATGCAGGATCAGCGACCGGCCGTTTATGTGATCGATGACGATCCTTCCGTGCGCGACGGGCTCGACAGCCTTCTGCGCTCCGTTGGCTATGATACGCGCGGCTTTGCCTCGCCAAGGGACTTCCTGCAGCATCCCCGTTCTAGCGGCCCTGCCTGCATCGTCCTCGACGTTCGAATGCCGGATGCAAGCGGTCTCGACTTTCAGGATGAACTGACAAGGGCCGGCTATCTGACGCCGATCATCTTTCTGACCGGCCACGGCGATGTCCCCATGTCTGTGCGAGCCATGAAGGCAGGCGCAGTGGAATTTCTTCTCAAGCCCTTTCGAGAACAGGACCTGCTCGACGCAATCCGGCAGGCTCTGGAGCTGGATCGGGCTCGCCTGCTAAAGCAAGCGGCCACAGTCGACCTTCACGAGCATTTCGCCTCGCTGACGCCGCGCGAGCGCGAGGTGATGGCTCTGGTCGCGCGTGGCCTTTTGAATAAGCAGATTGCCGCGGAGATCGGTTTGAGCGAGATTACCGTGAAGGTTCATCGCGGCCAAGTTATGCGCAAAATGCACGCAGATTCCGTCGCCGATCTCATCAGAATGGCCGATAGCCTCGGACTGGCCGCAGACACGAAGGGCAACGGCAACGTTCCGTGGTCGCGCTAAGCCCGCGCCGTTCTAAGTGCCTCGATTGCCGCTGGCAGGGTATTGCGGCCCGGATTTTCCTCTGCGATCAAGCGGTCGGTGTGGTGAGTGTTCCCTGATGAAATATCATCTGCCAGCGGCCGTCGATCCGCTGCCAGATCGAACTGCGCAAAGCGTGCCGCGGCGGCGTTTTCTCATCCATTGTTCGAATGGTCCGATAAGTCACCAGGATGGCATCGGGCGAGATGGATCGAAAAGCGTAATCGCACGCGATCACAGGGAGAGAGACTTGCGCCGTCTTTTCTGCGGTCAGGAGCGCGATGAGCTCTTCGCGGTCGTCATATATCGTGCCGGAGCTGCCGAATTCGACAAAGCCTTCAGCAAGCAGTTGTGCGACTGCATTCGGAGACTGGCGAATTTCCGAGCGATGCAGCTTCTCCTCGAGCAAACGAATTTCCTCAAATTCTTGCTGGGCAATGTCCATGGCGATTGCCGCCTCCGTGTCATTCTACTTCGTTATAGTGAGAGGCTTAGGTCTCAGGCCGAGGCTTCGAGGCGTTGCTCCCGCTTCGTCTTATCGGAGCGATTGGAATCGGTTTCCCTGAATTGCTCCAATTCGTCGGCAAAAAAAGCGGCGGCGTGTCGTCCGGGGTAGGTTCTATCGTCTTCAATGACTGCAGCGATCCTTCGAAACAATTCGGCTTCGAAATTGTTGGCGATGGCCTGAGTGTTTGGTCTTGTCAGGCGTGCGCCGCTCTCCAGGCGGATTGCCGAGACATAGAACTCATCTTCATAGTCGGCGCCGGCCGATGTCAACTCCGCGTACCCATAGAGCAGCAATCCGCTTTCCCAGCGATCACAGAGACGAATGCTGAGTTCATCGAACGAATAGTCGCAAGAAAAAGCCACGGTTTGCATCATCATTGCTCCGTCTCTTTATTCGATGCTCCCGGGAGTTCGGCCGTAGCGGTGTCGATCTCTGCATGCATTGATGGCCTTCTCCTTCGCTATCCACAGCGCCTTCGGGTTTCGCGGGCTTCGCGCAAGCCGTTGAGAGCTTACTCGGGCTCATTCCTTTGGGGCCGATTGGCTCTGCAGGGAAGATTGTCATCAAACACAATTCATGTCAACATTATTTATGTTTATTCTCGTTGAGAGAAACACCGAAGGTGTTCCTTCAAGGGCCGCTAGGCCTCTATCGAAGAAGCGCAGCTTGAGTGCCCAGCCTGCAGCCGATCGAGCGGCGCATTCCTACTTACGGGCAATATGTCCACAGATGCGGCCTATGATCGTCAGGCGTGCCAGTTCTACGGTGAATGTCTCAAGTGCCGGATTGTCCGAGATAATCTTGACCTCGCCGGGCTGGCTGAAAGGCACACGCTGCAGGCGCTTGATCTGTGGCTCGGAATAGCCGTCGCTAATGGCGTAGACGGTATCGGTCGTCATCTGGTTCTGCGAGAGGTCGACGATGACTCGGTCGCCGGGCATATAGGTTGGCTGCATCGAGTCGCCGATCACTTCCATGATGATGGTGTGGTTCGGTGAGGCCTTTGCCTCATTCCGTAGATAGCCCGTGGGGATAAGCCATTCCGCCACGATCTTGTGCCCGGCAACGTTCCCCGAGCCCACAGGCAGATTGATGACCTCTCCAACTACGCCGCTGCCAGCGCCGAGCTTGACATCCACCTCCGGCGTCGCACCGGCGATCTGCGGCTGCCAATGTTCCCTACTATAGCTGTGTTCTCCGCCGTCCTCGGCAAAACCTTCGTTGTCCAGCTCGTCTGGATCGAAGGATGTGACGATGCGTGCTGCCGTGCGGACAGTCTTGTTCGATCCTTCCCCGGTCAGCAGATAACCGGCGGTCGTCCCGAATTTCTTGGCGTAGCGATTGGCGATTTCGGCGCTGAATTCGTTCTGACCGTTTTCATGGGCGCGATAGGTGGAAAGGCTCACCCCCAGCGCTTCTGCCGCCTTCGTTGCTGATGGATAATTTGCGGCTTCTCGCGCCGCTCTCAGTCGTTCGCCCATTGATCTCTGCATTTTCCGACCTTTGCAAATTTAACGACATAAATCATGTTGACATGAACATCTTTATCAACATAATTGGTGTTTATCAAGCTGCGAGCGATGAATTTCGCTGCGGGGGCCGAGCATGGAGGTTTCCTCGACGTTCGGTGGACATTTGAATTTGAAGAGGTGGCGGCATGAGCGTGAGCAGGAGCGGCAGGAGACCAAATCTCCAGGGAGGTGGCTTTGATCATTTCTGGGGTTGTCCGATCTGCGATCGGGCCTTGTCGATTGCCGAGGTCATCGAGCTGCATTGTGAAGGCTGCAATGCGACCGTGAAACCGAGGGAAGCCTTCTGCTCCATGCTTGCGCAAGAGCAGTCCGGAGAGGAGAGGTTGGTATGATTGTGATGCTTGAAAGCTCCCTCGCATGTCTCGGAGTCGCTCTCTTTTTCGGCCTGATGCTGGCCGAGCTGAGGTCGATCATTTCGAGATTGACATCCATGCGTGATGACGAGGACATCGGCGCCCCGGAGGGTGACCAGCGTCATTTTCGCGCAGCCGGAGATCGTGCCAGCGATCCGAAGATGCCGGTACACCAGGCAAGATAGCGTCGGCGATAATCGACGTCGTTTCATCAAAAAAATCGAAATCCAACAAGCGGGCCTGGCATTGCCGGCCGGAGGAGTTTGCCATGAATGAATTTCAAATTGGGACCGATGCCGTTGCCGACGGCTATCTCGGCTGGATTCGCAAGGTCCACCGGGCGACGAACGAGATTCTCAGAGATCGGCGAGGCGAGCCGATCGTCTTTGCGACGCAGGATGCTGCAAAGGCGGCCGCAGGGGAAGCGATGGTTGCCTATCTGAATACGCCGATGCTACGCGACGGTGCGAAAGTCGAGGCGCTCTCCAAAGCAGAAGCTTTTTTCAAGCCAAGATCGACCAGCTCTGCTGCTGCAGCCTCAGGGAACGTGGCGTGACCGGTTCCCGGCAGCAAAGCTAGCAAAGACGTCTGTGAAAGGAGGCGGTTGGGTCAATGAGCAAAGGCAAACTTGATCTTCTTCTCGATGGTCTCGGCATAAAGCTTGTTCCGGTTCATCGTCGGCGCGCGCCGGCCGAGAGCCATGCGCGTGGGACGATGCAGGAAATTCGCGGGCGCTATGGCGATGGTCATCTGGTCTTCGTGCTGCGCTGCATCCGGCAGACCGCCAACAATCGTGATGAACTTTGGTCAGATACGATTGGTGCCGTTTCCGATGTTCTCGCTCAACGCCAGGATTGGGCGCTTCAGCGCCCGGGCGACTTACTTGGCGCCTTCGACGAGATCACACTTGCTTCACTGCGCGTGGACGCAGTGGCGCGGCGGCCGTGGCCGGTTCGCGCGACGCTACGGACCTTGCTTTATTGGGAATTGGAGAAACGACTTGATGCACCGACACGCCTTGCGGTTTGATGATCTTTCCGGCAACGCGGCGGAAATCGCCGATTTGAGCCTCATCATCCGCGCTCGCTTTATCGAGGCCGCGGATACGATGGTCCACCTTGATGTTCGCGGTGTCCGGCCGGACAGAATGCGTACGCTCTGGCCAGAGGTTTTGCCCGAGCAGATGGACCATGCGGATGTCCGCGTGCGCTATCGTCCGAGCGCTGCCGCGATCAGCCGAGCGGAAGAGGTACTGCAGGAATGGCTGCGGATCCATGTTCGCGATGAGGAGCGCCGCGTTCTGCTCTCGCGCTGGTCCGTTTGTCTTGCCGCCCCCTTTGTCGCCGGATCTTTTCGGGATTTTTGTGGGCGAACCGGTCGGGTACGGCGTACGGCAGAACGGCGTATCCAAAGCGAATTTCAGAACATAGCCCGCATGCTTCTCGCTGTTTCGCCGATATTGCAGGAGCCCGACTGGTCGCGCATTGCGCCGATGATGCCGAATTCGGCTGGCGGCTCGGAGCGAGTGAAGCCGCCCACGATCAAGCATGAAATGCATTGGCTGCCGGACGACGCCCGGCCCGTATTCGATGCGGCAAGCCCCGAGCTCGCTGAACTTGCCAAGCGGCTGGAGCGCGCCAACCGCCGCCGCGCCAAGTTGAAAGCCTAGATTGCAGCGACATCGTCGGTCCGAACCCGCGCTTGCCGCTATGTTTCGATCTGAAACCTTCTCTACGACTGCTCATTGTTTTCAAACGCGAAGACGCCACTGTGCCGAGGGCTTCCAGCGCCAAGGCCGAAATCTGGCACAGCATATTCCGCCAGAAGACGAAGTCGGGATGTGGGTAGATGGGTGCGCCATGGGTCGCCGATCAAAACCGTAATGCCCGATACCAGGCAGCGATCCAGAAATTCCGTAACATCTTCCGCAAGAGCTGCTTCGTAGAATAGATCGCCGACGCAGATAATGTCCGCCGACGGTGGCCGGCCTGTCGTGAGATCGGCAAGGACGGTTCGAATGACGACATTGTTCAAGTTTGCATTGAGAGCGATCGCCTCGACCGCATAAGGATCGATGTCGGTTGCGCACACGTCCATGGCGCCTGCCTTTGCCGCTGCGATGCCGACGATTCCCGAACCGGCGCCCAAATCGACCACATGGCGGCCCGCCACGGTTTCCGGCCTATCGAGAAGATAGCGCGCCAACACCAAGCCTCCTCCCCAATAATGCGCCCAATAAGGTGATCCGAACTGTGGATCCCTTTCTGCAAGGCGATGCAAACCGCTGCGCGGGCCTGCTTTATGGAGCCGAATCTCCGGAACGCCAGGAACCGGCAGAATGGGAAGGTTGTCGGTAATGAATTGCCGTACGCGGCCGAAGTCGACCACCCCTCCTTGATTATCTTCCAATGTGTTCTCTCGCTCGTTTTTCACCAGAAGCGTCATTGGCTGTCGTGCGTGTTGATCGCTGTCGGTCGAGGCCAAAGTGTTCGCCGGTGCTGGGCATTCCATCTTATCCTTACGCTGTGGTCTGGGCAGCTTGAGGGATCCGACGACAATCCTGCTTAATTTGTCGGACGCCAGATTGCAGCATTTCCTAATTATTTCAGAGGATTAATCGCTTGCCTCGCCAAGATCTTCATTCGTTGCAGAGCTATCGTTCATCAGGGGTGTCGCCAAACCTGCCGAATTGGGGTATTCATTTTGGCATGATGAGAACAGTTGCAGCGACGCACTGTTGACCGCAAGCGATGTCTTAAACCGCTTTTTCTTTCAAGGTTCATCGGAAATTTCAAGCATGTCCAATGCCGACAAGCCAGTCGTGCCGCGCAAGCCGCGTGCGCGGCGGCGCAAGTCAGTTTCTGCCGCAGATACGCCGCTCGATTACATGCTGAAGGTGATGCGTGACGACGAGGCGGATCAAAAACGGCGCGACGAAATGGCGAAGATCGCAGCTTCCTACGTTCATCAGAAGCCGAGCGAGCGCACCGGTGCGGTAGCCGGAGCCAAAGCGGGGCGGGGCCTCACCATCGACTTAACCAACGCCACGGATGAGCAGCTTGCGATACTCGAAACCCTCTTCGCTCCGCTTGCCGGATCCGGCGAGGATGATGGCGGCGATCCGGGAGGAGAGGGTGAGACGGGCGGTTGAGCGTGATGGCGCTGCGCTCGCCCGGCAGATCGCCGAGGATGCGGAGCGTATTCGCGCCAATTGCCGGTCCTTGGCGGGCTTCGTCCGGGAGGCTTGGCATGTTGTCGAGCCCTCCGTCGATTATGTCCATGGCTGGCATATCGATGCGATTTGTCTTCATCTCGAAGCCGTCACCTCGGGCGAGATCACGCGACTATTGATCAACGTGCCGCCAGGTACGATGAAGTCGCTTCTCTGCGGCGTCTTTTGGCCTGCCTGGGAATGGGGGCCAAAAGGTAAGCCGCAGATGCGCTATCTCGGTGCCTCTTATTCCGAACACTATGCCAAGCGCGACAACAGGCGCATGCGTGATCTCGTCGCCTCGGAATGGTATCAGGCGCTTTGGGGCGATCAGGTCAAGCTGACGAGAACCGGAGAGATGGCATTCGCCAATGTTCGAACGGGCTCGCGGCAAGGTGTGCCGTTCTCGAGATTGACCGGTGGCCGAGGCGACCGAGTGATTATCGACGACCCTCATTCGGTCGACGGAGCCGAATCCGAGGCGGAGCGACTGTCGACGGTGCGGACGTTTCGAGAATCCGTGCCGACGCGGCTCAATGATCCTCAACGTTCGGCGATCGTCGTCGTGATGCAGCGGTTGCATGAGGCCGATGTCTCCGGCGCGATCCTGGCGCTCGGGCTTGGCTATGAGCACCTGATGCTGCCGATGGAGTATGAACCGGAGCGCCGTTGTCGGACGTCGATCGGCTTCATCGATCCGCGGACGGAGGAAGGAGAGCTGCTGTTTCCGCAGCGTTTTCCCCGCGCCGTGGTCGAACGGGACAAGATACCGCTCGGATCCTATGCGGTTGCCGGACAATTTCAGCAACGACCCTCACCACGGTCGGGCGGCCTTTTCCAGCGCGGCGATTTCGAGATTGTCGAGGCGGTGCCTGCTGGCGCAAAGCGCTGCCGGGCCTGGGATTTCGCGGCGTCGAAGGCGCGCGCGGGGCGGCAGCCGGACTGGACAGTCGGCCTGTGCATGGCATGGGTCGGCGGCGTTTTCTACATCGAGACCATCGCTCGGGGCCGCTGGTCGCCAGCCGAGGTCGTGCGCAATCTGAAGAACATGGCGTCACAGGATGGGCCAACGGTGACGATCCGCATGCCACAGGATCCGGGTGCTGCTGGCAAGGCCGATGCGGAAACGAAGGTCAAGCTGTTGGCGGGCTTCCCGACCAAAACGGTGTCTCCGACCGGCGACAAGGCGACGCGCGCCAAGCCGGCATCGGCACAGGCGGAGGCGGGAAACGTGAAGCTTTTGCGCGGGGATTGGAATGAGGCATTCCTCGACGAGATTTGCGCCTTTCCGAACGGGCAGTTCGACGATCAGGTCGACGCCTTTGCCGACGCGTTGAACGAACTCGCGCTCGGTTCCTCCTTCAGTTTCAACAATTTCTAGGCTCGCTTGAAGCGGACCTTTCATCACATCGATATCAAAGGACAATCCATGGGGCAGATATTCTCGATGGTTCGCGACGGACTGGTGAGCCTCGCGTCCCGCATGGGCACCGAGCGCGACAAGGCGACCTCGGTTTTTTATACGCAACCGATCCTGACGGACGAGCAGATTATCGCAGCCTATCGCGGCTCCTGGCTGCCGCGCAAGATCGTCGATATTCCTGCGCTGGACAGCTGCAGAAAATGGCGAAACTGGCAGGCCGCGGGCGATCAGATCGGATCGATCGAAGCCGAGGAGCGCAGGCTCAATCTGCGTGGCAAGGTGCTTGAAGCCTCTACCAAAGCGCGTCTCTTTGGAGGCGCTGCTCTGTTCATCGGCGTCGACGATGCCGATCCTGCGCTACCGCTCGATCTGGAAGCAATTGAAAAGGGCGGCCTCAAGCATTTGACGGTGCTGACACGCCGCCAGCTCGCGGCCGGCGACATGGATGGTGATCCGGCCTCGGAATGGCACGGGAAACCGAAATTCTATACGCTGACAGGTGCCAACGGAACGCAGGTTGTGATCCATCCCTCGAGATTGGTGATCTTCAAGGGCGCCATGACACCTGATCAGGGATTTGGCGGAATGGACAATCACGCCTGGGGCGAGAGCGTGCTTACCGCGACGCTCGATGCGATCAAAAACGCGGACAGTACGGCCGCAAACATTGCCAGCCTCGTCTTTGAAGCAAAGATCGATATTATCAAAGTACCGCAGTTTTCAGCCAATATCGGCAATCAGGCCTATGAGGACGCCGTACTGCGTCGCTACACGCTTGCCAATGCCATTAAAGGCGTCAACGGCACGCTGATCCTCGACTCCGAGGAGGAATACGAGAGCAAGAGTGCGCCGCTCTCCGGCCTTACGGATATTCTGATGGCGTTCCTGCAGATCGTCGCCGGCGCAGCCGATATTCCCGTCACCCGATTGCTGGGGCAGTCTCCCGCCGGGATGAACGCCACAGGCACGGCCGACATGAAAAACTATCACGATCGGATACAGGCCATTCAAGAGCTCGACTACACGCCGGCCATGTCTCGGCTCGACGAATGCGTCATCCGCTCCGCCACTGGCGCTCGCGATCCCGCGATCTATGCGACCTGGGCTCCGCTGGAACAGATGAGCGAGAAGGAGCGGGCCGATATTTTCAAGACAAAGGCAGAAGCGGCCCGGTCTCTATTCGGCTCGGCTTCAGGAGAAGAGATCATTCCCCGCTTAGCGCTCTCCGAAGCGCTGTTGAATGCTTTTGTGGAGGATGGATCGCTGCCGGGATTGGAGGTAGCGGCAAAGACGACAGATCAGCCGAATAGGGATGTCGAGCAATCCGAAACGGGGCTCTGAAGTAACCCAACGATCGGCTGCCCCTTAGCCGCCAATAGACACGTTTCACCGTGGTAGCGGCCTTTTATCCGACCCCGATTGGCTTCGGCCAGGAGAAATCTCAACATGAATTTCACAGACATTGTCACCGTCGCGGGCACGCGGCGGACCGGAGACGGCTATCTTGTTGCCGACGCCCGGATCGCTCGTACCGGCGTTCAAAATTATAGTGGCGCTGAGATCGGTAAACCCGAAATGTCCTCCGTGCGCATCTATCGGCCTGGCGGCGAAGTCTTTTCGGAAGACACGCTCAAGAGTGCGGCTCACCGCCCGGTGACAAATGAGCATCCGTCGGAAATGGTCACCTCGGAAAACTGGAAGAAATACGCCGTGGGCCAGACCGGGGACGAGATCATCGGTGAAGGCATCTTCCTCCGCGTGCCGCTGATGGTCAGCGACGAGGACGCCATCCGGGACATTGAAAGCGGCAAGCAGGAGTTGTCCGCCGGCTATGTCTGCGATGTCGATTTCACCGCTGGCGTCACGCCCTCAGGCGAAGCCTACGACGCCATTCAGCGCAACATTCGCATCAATCATATCGCCATTGTGCGCCGTGGCCGTGCGGGCTCGAAAGTCCGCATCGGTGATGTGGCTGCACCGTGGGGCTGCTCTCCTCTCGCAGCCCCACGCCCCCTTTCCGATCATCACCACAGCAAGGAAGGAATGATGCCCATGAAGACGATCATGATCGACGGCATCGAGATCGAAGTCTCCGATCAGGCTGCAGAGATCATTGCGACATTGCGCCAGCGCCTTGCCGACACAGAGATCAGCCATCAGAAGGCCATTGCAGTCCGGGATGCGGAACTGGACACACTGAAGGCGACGCTTCTCGATGAGGCGGAGATCGAACGCCGTGCCGAGGCACGCGCCGACCTGATCGTTCTTGCCAAGGCGATTGCCGCGAATGTCCAGACATCCGGTCTTTCTGATGCTGCGATCCGCAAGGCCGTGGTGATCGCCAAGGCAGGCGAGGGTGCGGTACAAGGTCGATCGGATGCATATGTCGACGCGCGTTTCGACATGCTGACCGAAGGCTTGAACAAGAAGCCGGATCTTTTCGCCGATGCCGTCAAAGACGGCATCACCTCGGCGCAGCCATCCACATCCCTGGCCTTTACCGCTTACGCCGCCATGGTGCGCGATCTTGAGAGCGCGCATCTGGCCGCCAATCCCACTTAACCAGGTCAACGAAAAGGAGACGCTTCAATGGCGACTTATCAGACCACCTATGGAAACGCTCCTCGGAAGGGCCTGCACGGGCAGATCGCTTCTGAGGAAAAGGCCAACAAGATCAGCCGCACGGTTGAAGCCGCCGCCGGCATCAAGTTCGGGCAGCCGGTGCAGCGCGGTCTCGCCGATCATGGCGTGGCGCCCTTTGCCGCTGGCGGCAAATTTATCGGCATTGCCGTACTCACCCCGAACGTGTTGCCCGATGTAGCGCCGGCCGGTGGCTATGCCCAGTTCGTCACAGGCGCGTTCCTGACCTCCGGTCAGATGTATGTGCGGGCCGGCGGCGTCGTCTCGGATGGCGACCCCGTCTACTACAACCCGACGACTGACGCTTACGTCAATGCAGCCGGCACCGGCATCGTTGGCCCCATTCCCGATTGTTTCTTCGATACGAGCGGCAGCAACGGCGACATCGTCGAAATCTCGCTCAAGCACAGGAGCGCCTAATCCATGAACCAATTCGTTCGACAGCATTTCGCCGATGCTCAGGCGGCCTATTCCTTCGTGATCGCGCAGGGCCGCAATATCGAGACCCGCATCTATCAACGGCGCTATCCGACCTTCAATTACGGCCTGCATGTGCCTGTCGTCACCGAAGGCAATGAATGGGCTGCCGGTACGACCTTCTTCACGGTCGACAGCGCCGGGGAGGCGAAGTTCCTCTCGGCCGCCGGTACGGACATGCCGTTCAACCAGTCGACGCGCGACAGCGCCAGCCATGATTTTGCGATGATCGGCTCCGGCTGGGAATGGAACCTCGAGGAAGTCAATCAGGCCGCACTCTACAAT